CGACCTTAAACGGTCTTCTAAATCTACCTACGATAAAATCATCCAAGAAACAAATAAACTTCAATCTAACAACCAAGGTAAGAGCGGAGCTGATACTCGGTTCTGGCAGCCTGAAGTTGATAAAGCTGGTAACGGTTATGCTGTTATTCGTTTTCTACCTGCTCCTGAAGGTGAAGAACTCCCATGGGTTCGTTACTGGGATCACGGTTTTAAAGGACCAACTGGTCAATGGTACATCGAAAACTCTTTGACTACTATTGGTAAAGATGATCCTGTATCTGAAATGAACAGCGTTCTATGGAACTCTGGTCGTGATGAAGATAAAGAGATTGCTCGTAATCGTAAGCGTCGCTTGCACTACGTGTCTAATATCATGATCGTATCTGATCCATCTAATCCTTCGAATGATGGCAAGACTTTCTTGTACACATTCGGTAAGAAGATCTTTGATAAGATCATGGATGTAATGCAGCCACAATTCCAAGATGAAACTCCGGTTAATCCGTATGACTTCTGGGAAGGCGCTGACTTCAAACTTAAGATTCAACAGGTTGCTGGTTATCGCAACTATGATAAGTCTGAGTTTGCTGCTCAAAAAGCATTGTCTGAAGATGATACTAAACTTGAGTCTGTCTACAATACTCTGTACAGCTTGTCAGAGATCGTTGATCCTAAGAACTTCAAAACCTATGAAGAACTTAAAGCTAAATTGAATCGTGTACTTGGTGAAGAAGGTGCCGTCATGACTACAGCTGAGTCTGTATCTCTTGATGAAACTGTATCTGCTCCAATGCATCGTGAAGTTGCAGAGCCTGCTCCGCAACAACCTAGCTTTGCACCACAAGTTGCAGACGCAGTAGATGATGATGACTCATTATCATACTTTAACAAACTTGCTGCTGGTTAAATTACTAACCATCACCAACGAAAAAGGGGAGCTTAATTGCTCCCCTTTTTTTATATTTTAATTACTGTTAACCGCCGTAGCTGGACATATTCAGGAAATCCGCCTGAGACATTGATCCCCAGCCTTGGCCAAGATCTTTTGGTGATCCGGAAGTTTGACCGTGTGCTGGAGGTTTTGTCATTTGGATTGTTACATTCTTAGTATCAGATACATTAACATCTCCACGACCATGTTGGCCTCCAGTGCCAACCTGTGCTGCAGCTGCAGTTGAGTCAAGTACATCTTTTTGAGCTGCGCCTAATACATCACCAGATGCAGGTGACGAGAAGCTGGCAATACCCGCTTTTGCTGCAGCAATATCATCGTCTCCAACAAGGCTATCACCAACTAATGGCGTCTTTTTAATAGTTTCAAGTGCTATTAATTTTACACGTGATGGAATACTCGCGATCCAATTGCCAAAATCTTGAAACCCTTTCTTTACTTTATCTACGATAGTCTTCCAAACATCACTGACATAAGTAAATAGATCAAAGTCTGGAGCATTGGGATCATCATCTTTCCATCCAAATTTTTCCATAACCCAATTAATAACTTTAGATATAGGCTTCCATACAATAGTATTGATTATACCTTCTTCGCCGTATAGACCATTCCATAGATCTTTAATAGCTGCAACGGGATCTTTAAATAATTTCTTTACCCAGTTAACAGCCCCTTTGAATACATCAAACACTGCACCGATTGCTTTTTTAAATAGATCTGTAAAGGAAAATGATTTAAGTGCTTCTGCTTCTTCATCCCAGCCAAATTTCTTTAGTACCCATGCTACAGCATCTTTTACTAAGTCTAAAGGAATAGTAACAAGTGATGTAAAGAATCCAGTGATAGCACCTTCGAGTCCGCCAAGTATTCCGTCTTCTTTCCATCCTTCAATAAATCCGGTAATGGTTTCCCATGCAGTCATTACGATAGCAATAGGAGCAAATACTTTACCTACAACTCCAGCAATTTTTGCCACAATGCTACCAAATCGTTTTACCTTATTACCGATGCCAGTAAAAAATAATCTAACCTTTGATAAAGCTGGACGTATTGTTTCTCCTATCATTGTACTTACCGTAACAATAGGCTTAATGATGTTTTGTATCCTTTGGCCTAAAATACTAAAGACTCCTTTGATTCTAGCTATAGCTTTACCTAAAGTAGTTTCAGGATTAACAGCAAATCTAAGTTTTAAGTCGTCGAGTAATGCACCAATACTTGTTCCTAAGGCAGTGATACGTGTGCTGATACCTGTCTTAATATTAGCAATACGTGTAGACCAAGATGCTTTCATATTATCGATCATTTTTGTAAACGATCCAGGAACTAGCGCTTTAGTATAGGCTTTAATCGCTGCAATCTGACCTTGAATAAGGCCTAAGCCTCCGCCAATTGCAAGTGCAATTGCACCTAATGCTAAACCTAAACCAGCCACTGTTTGATTAGGTAATGTAAAGTCAGGTGGCTCTCCTGCTCCACCATCACCATCACCGCCTAATCCTTCAAGCAGCCGCATCATCTCACGATCTTTCTCAAGCTGTGCAAGAGCATTACCGGTTAAAATGCCGACAAGTGAACTAATATCCATTGACATCGATGCTTGAATGCCAACCGATGCCGATAGGTTTTTCTTGATATCTAATAGATGAGCTCGACTGTTACGAGTGTGCCTTTCGATCTCATATGTGGATCGATTGTTCTCTTCCATTCTATCTGTTAGTTCAGCTAGACTCATTTTTCATTTCCTTTTTAGCGCCGTCACCGTGCTATCTGTTCTGTTGTTTCTGCCTGTCGCTCTCTTCTTTCAAGTATTCCATCAACATAGTAACATAGACTTCTCTTTCCCAAGGCAACATCGAATCAAGTTCATCTAAACTATAATTGTGATGTTGCATCATATTAAAATTCACTTGATAATGGTTAACAAGCGAGTCATGGGAGAGGGCGATTAGAAAAAATTTGCGGTGCCTTTAATCACCTGATCATTCTTAACACCACACGATGTACATTCATACTCTATATCCATTTGAGCAGCCGGCATCTTCTCTAAATATTCACGTATTTCAGAGAACTGTTTAGATGTAAGTGAGTCGATGAATTCATCAACCTCTTGTACCGATTGCTCTTTAACATTAAACACTTCTTCAGAAGTATAGATTGTCTCAATAGAGGCACGAATCATACCCATCATTTTATCTACATCAGACTTATCACCGCCGATATCCATCATATCATTGATACCAGGATACTTCATAGTAACGCCGATACCATCAGAAAGTTCAATCTTTGAATTAACATTCTTGTCGACATTAACTTTTACATCTTCAAGAGATACTTTAATATCACTTTTTGCATCACATCCGGTGCATGTTAATCCAAGCGTAGTAGTTTCACCTACAGATTTAGCACGCAACTTTACAAAGATATATTCAAGGTCGAACATAGTAAGCTTATTAATATCAATAGCACCGAACGTGCAAGCATCAATAAGTTCTTTCATTGCACCAATGATTTGTCGTTCGTCATTAGACTCAGCGGCTATCATTAGCATTTTTTCTTCTTTGACCTGGTAAGGTCTAAATTCTACTTCTTTCCCAGTAGACGGCACTTTCGCCATATACTTAGGGGTACTTAGCTTTGGTAAAGCCATATCAAATCACTCCTAGAATAATTTACCAATGTTTCTTACAAGGTTTACAGAGTTACTTATAAGATCAGATGCACGGCCTGCTAGATTAGAAAAGCCGTCCAATGTTCCAACTTCTTCCCAATCTTCAAATGCCAAAGTGACATTTACCCGAAGAGTTTGGTTTTCTGCTGTGTTGGAAAGTTCAAGCGATCCCAGACTAGTAGGGAAAGCATTTTTTAATTTAATTGTTTTGATTGGAATATAGTCAGTGTTTCCCATAACTTGAATTAAGACTTCTGCGCCTATATCCTCAAGAAAACCGACCTGCCGTACATTCGGGTCAATAATAAATTGTTGCCAACTATTAAAGAAGTCCCATATGTACATATCGTTTGTTAGATGGAATACCATATTGACATCTTCATTCATGTACGCGTATGGCTTCTTTACAGCTTTCATATCAGTGTAATGTTCTTGGGTCGCAATCTGCCTACCAGGAATAGTTACGGATTCACATAACAAATACATGTCACGTGGATCTTCAATAAAGCTTTTTAAGGATAAGCTGCCACCACTAATAAGCGTGCGTGCCGCGTTGCCAAGAATACCTTCAACGTTAGTATTAATCAATGAAGGCTTTTTTGCCGGGTGTGAGATATACAATGCAAATCTGTTTGCCTTTGCTAATCCACCTCTTCGGCCAATTGTTGACTTAAGTGCGTCAATACCTGCTGGTAATGCCATTTATATCATCCTCTTCGATGCGCCCCAAACGTGCGTCTTATTCTTGCCACGGAACTGTTCAGTCGGAAGAAATATTGCTATGTCCCACTCAGGTGGTTCAACTTTTACAACATTACCTTCGATACCTTTTGTTAAGTAGCGTTTAAAACATGGTTGGAACTCTTTGTATTTTGCAACTGATTTTAATATACCGTAGCTAACTCCAAGTTTAGTATCATCATCAAACCTTTGATTGTTTGCAGTATCCATGAGTTTATCAAGGAACTTTGCACGCAACATAGGTGATAGGTAATGTAAGTTTAAACCATAGAAGCCATCTTTAGTAGGCTCAACCATAATAGTAAGAGGAAATGCGTCATAGTACGGAAGCGTTTTACGATGTTTGGGATCGTAAAAATACATGTACATGTCACCAGGCTCAGGCCGCCCCTGTTTTTTAAGTGCGGGATCTCTTAATAGAGCCCGTCGATTCGTCCCACCTAATTCCTTGGTTTTACCCCGGAACCAGCGTCGAGCTTCGACAGATCTAGCACGCAGACCTTTACGGTATGCTTCGATCTCTAATTTGTGAAACAATGAATTTTCCATACTACTATTTATACCTTATTTCAGGATCTTTATGCCCA